AGATCCTATAGAATTGGGGTATGAGCGATGAAATAGAGATAGTTACAGATTCTAGTGGTAACGGGAATACATTAGACACGATCCAGGATCCTGAGGATTTTGATATAGAGATTGTAGGTAGGCCAAGCAAACTGACCAATGAAACTGTACGAAAATTATCTAGTGGATTAAAGCTGGGATTGTCACAAAAGAAAGCGGCAGACTTTGCAGGGATCTCCGAAACCACCTTTTATAGATGGCAAAGAGAGTTTGTAAAGATAGATAGAGCCTGTTTAGGCAATCCAGAACGCATAAATAACGCTGATGATCTTAACTTGTGGGAGTTTTGGCAGTCCTTAAAAAAGGCAAAAATAGAGGGCGAGCTTTCTCACATAGCAAATATCACTGAAGCAGCGAATAGTGGCGTTTGGCAGGCTAGTGCTTGGTTCTTAGAACGATCTAACCCACAAGACTGGGGCAGGAATGGTAGAGAACTTGAGGCAACCACAGAAGGTAAGACAATCGAATTTAATATAAAATATAGTTCTTAGTTTTCCGACATCGGAAAAGTATTACATAAGACAAAAACCCTCTATTGCTAGAGGGCTTCATGCCAGTAATACGAAAAAAAGGAGTCGTCCTTTGATCTAGAAAGACCGAAGAGGACTCTTTATTTCATAAGTTAATTTAAGCACATGTTGAAATTAAAGCAAGGGTTTATTATAATATTTTTATGGATTTCCCTGATAAAAAATATAACATCATTTACGCAGATCCACCCTGGTCATTTAAGAATTTTAGTAAAAAAGGTGAGGGTAGAAATCCTAATCAGCATTATGCAACACAAGATCTGAACTGGATCAAGTCTTTACCTGTAAATGACATAGCTGATAAAGATTGTGTTTTATTCCTATGGGTAGTTAATCACTCTTTACCACAGGCATTTGAAGTTATCGAAAGCTGGGGCTTTACTTACAAGACAGTAGCTTTCAACTGGGTTAAGAAAAATATGAGATCCGAGGGATTCTTCACTGGTTTAGGATATTGGACAAGAGGAAATCCAGAATTATGTTTATTAGCAACAAAAGGAAAACCAAGCAGAGTTTCTAAAGCTGTAAAAGAATTAGTAATAGAACCTAGATCTAAACACAGCAAAAAACCAGACAGAATTAGAGATGATATCATTGACTTGTGTGGTGATCTCCCTAGAATTGAATTGTTTGCAAGGAATACGACTAAAGGATGGGATGTATGGGGGAACGAGATTTAATACCTTTTCCAGAAAAGAAATATAATATTATTTATGCTGATCCACCCTGGTCTTATGATTCAGGTTTTCTTAAAAGAAATTGGGAGGGCAAATATCCTCAGATGAAACCACAAGAGATTTACGATCTACCAGTGCAAGATATAGCAGACGACAATTGTATTTTGTTTATGTGGATCACTTATCCTAAATTACTTATAGGTTTGCAAGCTATGGAAAGTTGGGGATTCAAGTATCGCAGTGCAGCGTTTACTTGGGTTAAAAGGAATAAGAAAGCAGATACTTGGTTTTGGGGCATGGGGCATTGGACTCGTGCTAATGCTGAGGTCTGCTTTCTGGGTGTAAAAGGAAAACCTCAAAGAGAAAGCGCAGGCGTTCACTCAATCGTTGATGAAAGAATACAAGAACACTCAAAAAAACCAGATGTAGTTAGAAATAAAATTGTAGAGCTTTGTGGAGATCTACCAAGAATAGAACTATTTGCAAGACAAACTGCTGAGGGTTGGGATAATTGGGGAAATGAAACTCTATAAAGGCGACTGTTTAGATTTTATGAAAGAACTAGAGGATGGATCTATAGATCTAATCTTATGTGATCTTCCGTTTGGCCTTATGAAAAACATAGGTGAGGATGACGGCAGATTTCAAAATGGCATGCTTGGTAAATTTGATTGGGATGACTCTGTAGATCTTGAAAAGTTTTTCTTCTTGTCAGAAAAGCTACTTAGAGAGTCAGGTAGATTAATTCTTTTTGGCATACAGCCGTTTACAACCACTTTGGTAAATCACGCAACATTGAGTTTGCCTTTTGCTTATTCTATGATTTGGGAAAAGGATCACTTCGGTGCAGCCTTTCAAGCAAAAAGAGCTCCACTAAACTTTTATGAAGATATACTGGTATTTACTAAAAGATACGATTCAACATTTAGCAATCCACTAAGACAGTACTTTGAATGGTTATTAAAGCATATAGGAAAAAGTAAAGCTCGCTTGATTATGGAATTTGGACAAAAGGCTGATCATACTTTTAGAACTAGAAGTACACAGTTTAAGCTATGTACAGAGGAAACTTATAACGAAATTGTTGAGAAATATCAGATTCAAGATAACGAAAAGTTCATGCCATACGATCTCCTTAAAAAGATAAACGATCAATACGCGCAAACTTTCAATCTATCTGATGAAGATACATTCAAAAGTAACATACTTAAGTACCCTAGAGACAGCGAAAAACACCACCCTACTCAAAAACCTGTTGATCTTCTTGTTAATTTAATTGAAACATTTACAAATGAGGACGATGTTGTAGCTGACTTTACTATGGGAAGTGGTAGTACTGGAGTTGCAGCTAGGAAAACAAACAGAATATTCTTAGGATCCGAGTTAGATGAGGACTTCTATGATATTGCCTACAAAAGAATACAAGGCCAGCTTTGAAGTTAATTAACGGAGATTGCCTAAAAATAATATCGGAAATGCCAGAAAACAGCGTAGATCATGTTTTTACTAGCCCACCTTACAATATTGGCAGAAGTAGATCATTAGATTCTAAAGCTAAGGGTAAATACAAGCACTTTTCCGACAATAAAGATAACTACTTAGATTGGTGTACAGAAATCATAGATCAACTGCTTAGGATCACAAAAGGCTATGTTTTTTGGAATATTCAAGCAAATGCTTTAAATAAAGCTGATGTTTTTAAACTTATTGGTCATTATGCAGATGTGTTAGAACAAAACTTTATTTGGTATAAACCTAATGCTACACCTAGTTCAAAACAGTATTATGTTTCAAATGTTGTCGAGTATGTTCTTTGTTTTTCAGAAAAGAAAGTAAAAGGCAACCAACACTTCTTAAAAAATTATGTAGAGATAAATAAAGGGACTAAGTATATAAAAGATTTAAACGCACAAATGCCTGTATCTTTATCTGATCACTTTATTACAAACTACACACAAAAAGATGAAGTTATACTGGATCCATTTATGGGATCTGGCACAACAGGAGTTTCTTGCAGTAATGGACAAAGAGACTTTATTGGTATAGAATTAGTTCAAGAGTACTACAAAATAGCAAAGGAAAGACTTACATGAGATTAGGAAGCATGTTTGCAGGTATCGGTGGTGTAGATCTTGGCTTGATTAGATCAGGCTTAGTTACTGATGTTAAATGGCAAGTTGATAACGATGAGTTTTGTACAAAAATTTTAAAAAAAAATTTTCCAGATAGTTTAGTAATGCACAAAAATGTAGAAGATATAAATACAAAATATTTACCAGAAGTAGATATGATAACGGCAGGTTTTCCATGTCAGCCTGTGAGCGTGGCAGGAAACCAGAAAGGAGTATTAGATGAAAGATGGTTATGGGATGAGGTCGAAAGATTTATTGATGAGTTACGACCACAAGTCTTCATGTTGGAAAATGTCCCCAACATCCTCAGAGCAAGCAACGGAGAAGCAATTCATCGTGTCCTCAAAAGTGTGGCCGAAATGCGCCATTATAGATTTGAATGGCAACTTATATCAGCAAAGTTCGTTGGAGCAAGGCACAAAAGACAAAGATGGGTGGGAGTTGGAATCGTGGGAGACTCCGAACACTATGGATCACTTGCCAGCGAGATCAGGGGACGCTTTGGAGAGAGCGCTGTATCGTGGAGATCCAGAGAGGAAGAGCAAAAGAAAATCTACTGGCAACTTGCGAGAAAATCCGAAAATTTGGCTCACACCGACAACAATGGATCAGAAAGAGGACAGCCTGAAACACGCAACCAAACTGATGCAGGGGAAAACGAGGAGAGCTACAGGTCATCGAATACAGAGAACATTGAGCGATCAAGTATGGATGGACATGATAGAAAAGGATCCGACCTTGATGGAGTATTACCAGGATCACGAGATAGTCAAGAGACCAATGCTTCCAGATCAAATGGAGTTCGTGGATTATCTGAGAAGTCAGACATCAGCAACCAAACTACAGAAGTTGACCAAGATCAAGAAGTCGACAGTGGATCACTGGTTCAGGAAGGACAAGTACTTCAGTCATCCGACAGTGGATCAGTGGATTCAGATCAAACCACACCTAGAGGAGATCAAGTACGACAAGGAGTTGATGACAGTACAGGTAATGGAGTGGAAAACCAAAGAGGAGATGGAAATGTGGCCGACTCCCTCGACACAGGACAACGAACACAAGAATTTGGAATTGAACGACAAGGGCAGGAGAGTAGCAAAGACTGGGGGCGAGAGCAGATCCCTGAACCTAGCAGACAAAGTGCAGGTGAGGAAAAAGGAAACATTTTCGACACCAGCAGCCTCTCAAGCATCAAAGCCAGTCAATCGCCATACCCCATCAGCGAGAGCAGGGAAACATGGCTCTACTTTGGAACAGGACATTGGGGAACGAGATCCCACATTGATTGGGATGCGCCTCAATCCAGCATGGGTGAACAGACTTATGGGTTACCCAGATGGTTGGCTGAGCTTGGACTAACAAACGATTGGGGAGTTGGTAATGATTGGGAAGATGGTCAATCTAGAGTTGCCGAAAGAAAAGAAAATGATGTTGATCGACTTAAAGCTCTGGGTAACGGAGTTGTTCCACAGTTTTCTGAACTGGTAGGTAGATTAATTATTAAATCACTTATTGAGGATACTTTAGTGTTTGATCCAGAGATTGTTAAGGTAGATCGTCCTCACTAAAAGGTTCAAGATCTAATGTGTAGCCAAGACGATTATTGTAATCCCAGTCGCTTACTCTTTTAAGCATGGCAAGTATCTCTTTAAGAGCAAAGCCACAAATGAAACCAACAATATAATCCATAGCTGACAATATTAGAACATTTGTTCAATATTTAAAGTCAATTAATGTTAAATATTTATTTCACAATGATGAGTTTTTGTGAAAAATAATTCACAATCCATTGAATTTGTGCATTTGCAAATTACTGATTGCCAATGACTAATTTTTTCCGATATCGGAAAATTCACCTATAGCCTATATTTATTGAATTTTATTTTTTTCTTGTCCGTGTCACTGTCCTAGGACTTCCGTGTCAGGTTCACTCGGATTTCCTGCGCTAGAGTAGAGTAGAGTAGAGAAGACTAGACTAGAGTAGACTAGAGAAGAAAAGAGTATATAATGGGGGGTAGAAAGGGCTAGTAAGTATGAAAAAAATATTAGAATACTTTAAATTAAAAATACTTGTAAATAAATTAATGAATAGAAGTAACGGACTATTAACTGAAGAAAAAGTTGTACATAAAATTAATGGAAAAGATTACAGTTTTCCAAAATATAAGGAGTTGACATGAAAATAATGGTCACTTTTGAATTAACGGAAGATTATATTCTTGAAGTTGAGACAGAACAAGAAGCAATAAAAAAAGTACAAAAAATATTTGATTTTAAACAAGAATCTCAGAACGATCTATTAAAGCAATATAATATTGATTATAGTTGTGATATAGAAAAAAAGTATATCAATGTTCAAGATGATGAAGTTGTAGAAGAACCACAGCTTGATTATGAGATTATATACACCGAAACTGCTGGCAGTCCTGGTGAAGCACTTGAAAAATTGCAGAATAGGATCGTTGGGGCAGATGACTACATAGAGCCTGTAATATCACCAGTTTTAAATGAGGAGTATGAAATACTAACTGGGATAAAGGCAGAAGGAACAGCATAATGACAGAAATACCTAATTTTCCAGCAGGTACTAAAAGAGAAGATGCTATTGACGAATTAATATCCGATGGAGATCTTAAAGAAGTTGTTTTAAAACAATTCAACTACATGAGGATCAAAGGCATTAATTTAGTTCAAGACGCAGACGATCTTGTAAACTTATATTTAAGTATTTGCAAAAAATTTGAAGAGAAGTAAACTTAATACTGTTCATAGAAAAAGCCTTTCGTGTGAACTGAATTAAAGTGAAAAGCAGGTGCCAAGACACCTGCTTTTTATTTACCCAAAACAAAAATCATATAGTCTATTATGGATTGTCGGCTACTAAACCGACTTCCTCCCATCATCGGCTAACTCTTAGGGGTTAGCCTTATCTTTTTTAACTACTTTTTGTTCTCTTGCAAGATCTTTTCTGATCTTCTTTGCTAAAAATCTACGAGCTTTACGATTTAAAGCTGGTGCATTTTCTTTTGAGACTATCGATAACTTTTTCATAAATCTCATGATACATATAAATTTTAAAATTTGAATTTTTGTGCTACGATGTTCTAACTATGATTAAGAAAATAGATCAATCCAACTTTAACGAAACAATCTCAAGAGACGATATAACTACAATTGTTAAGTTTGAAGCTGATTGGTGTGTTCCATGCAAAGAGATTACACCAGCAGTAGAGTCCCTCAATGAAGAGTGGAAAGATCAAAAGGTGGAGTTTGTAGCAGTTGATATAGAAGATGCTGCAACAGTAACTACTCAATATAATATTTTTGGTGTTCCAACCTTTATCGCATTTCAAAATGGTCAGCCTGTTTCTGAAGTGAGATCAAGAGTAAATATTGGAAATATCAAATCTTCTTTTGAAAAGTTCTTAGTCTGATACTTATCAGGATCCCTTAGGTTTTTGTTTGTTTTTCCCTAAGCTGATCCTGATGTCCAAAATAATAATTTTTTTTTAAAATTGTCTTAGATACCTGATATAATTAGTAATTATGGGAGAGATAGTAAATACAGAAAATCGTAGGGAATCAACCTACATGCAATTAGCCGATGAGACAACTTTTGAACAATGGTTAGATATCGGATCTAAATTAATACAAACAACACAAAATATTATGTGGTGGCTTGGTGATTGGTGGAACTTTGGTGAAAGAAAGTATGGTGAGGCAGCAAGTCAAGCTCTTTCTATGGAAATACCTTATTCTACTTTTAGTAAAGCAAGCTATGTTGCTAGGCAAATAGAAAAAGAAAGACGATTACCAGAAGTTTCATGGTCTATTCATTGTGAGATTGCACAATTAGGTCAACAAGATCAAGATTTATTTTTGTCTAAAGCTCGTGACGATAATTATAGCGTTTCAAGAACTAGAGAAGAAGTTAAGAAACATAAAGTTCAAGAATTGTTAGATGATAACGATAAAGAAAACATTATGTTATATCAAAACATAAATATCAAATCAAGTAATGTATGGACATTTGGTAAGCCTATAGTCAATTATGGTGTTAATGACGATCAAAAAACACCACCTCAAATGTTGTTTAATCTTTTTTACTGGTTTGAAGATAGGGATCTAGAAAATCTTTCAAAGGTTGTTGATCTTACTGATAAATATCAAGTAACTTATGATGTTGCTAATGATTTTAATTTTGATTGTAATAGTTATGATCTATATCCTCATGCTCAAACTAAAAAAGTTAAAGCTGGTGATTGGACAGTTGATCATTATCCAAAAGAATTAAAAGAAGCAGATATTGTAATTTTGAATATTCTTGACTATTTAGACAATGCTGCTGATATAGATCCAGCTAGTTTTATTAGACAGCAGATTATTAATTTATCAACAGCTATGAAACCTGGATCTCAGCTATTTTTTATATCCAAAGATCTAGATGATTGTAAATTAGAAAATATATTTTCTTTAATTTATGATGATACAGACTTTTCAATCATTGATTTCATATCAATTCCAAATAAAGATACTTATAGTAAAGAAGAGGAAGTTCAGGCAATAGCTAATAGAACACTACTTAACAAGTTTGGTTATGTATTTGTTTTAAGAGTTATTGATGACTCAGATCATTAAGCTGTGTTAGACTTCAATGGATGGAGTCTAAAACTAGTAAACTAGAAATTAAAGTCGGTTCTGATACTTTTGTTATCGGATTCCCTGCATTACACGAAGCTCAACAAGAAGTTGCTAATAGCGATGCTCGTTGGAAAATACTTTGTGCAGGCAGAAGGTTTGGTAAATCAAGACTTGGTGTTCAATTGTGTATGCAAGCAGCACTTCAAGGTAAAAGAGCTTGGTGGGTTGCACCTACTTACTCTATTGCTCGTATTGGTTGGAGAGATATACAAGAAAGTGCTAGATCTTTTCCAGAAACATTAGAACCTAATATTTCTTTGGTAAACATGGAAGTTAAGTTTGAACAAACTGGTGGATCTATAGCAGTAAGATCTGCTGATACTCCACATAGACTTCGTGGTGAGGGTTTGGACTTCTTAGTTATGGACGAGGCAGCATTCGTAAAGCCAGATGTTTGGCAACAGGTATTAAGACCTACTCTAACTGAAAGAAAAGGTGGTGCTTTGTTTATCTCCACTCCAATTGGTATGAACAATTGGTTTTATGAATTATGGGAAATGGCTGAAGGTAAAGGTGATTGGGAAAGGTTTCAGTTTCCAAGTTGGTCAAATCCTTTAGTTGATAAGGAAGAAGTAGAACAAGCAAAAACAGAAGTAGGATCTATTGTATATGCACAGGAATATTTGGCAGAATTTGTTGAAGCTGGTCAAGGTTTACTAAAACCTGAATGGCTTAAGTACTTTAAAGAAAAAAATGGTCGTTACTTTACTGGAAGTGAAAATGTTAGTTTAGATGAATGTACAAGATTTGCTACAGTAGATCTAGCAACAAGTGTTAGTGAGACAGCAGACTATACAGTAATTGCAAGCTGTGCCGTAACACCACAAGGTAAGATTTTGATCCTAGATGTTGATAGACAGAGAATGCAAGCACCTGACATAATACCTCGAATAAGACAGAAAATGGCAGAATATGATTTACAATGGGTTGGTATGGAACGAGCTGGTTTCCAGCTTTCACTCATACAATTTGCAAAAAGAGATGGATTAGCTGTCAAAGAACTGAAAGCTGATAAAGATAAGATTTCTAGAGCAATGCCACTTGCCGCAAGAATGGAAAGTGGTGATATATACTTTAGACAAGGAGCCATGTGGCTACCTGATGTGGAAAGAGAATTAATGACATTTCCAGTAGGTCATCATGATGACATAGTGGATGCAATAAGTTATGGGGTTTTATGCGCCCAAGTGAGAAGAGAATGGATCGCTTTTTAAATGGCAGATAACAAATCAAGATTTCGTAAGGCTGTCGACTTCTTAAATAGTCCTACGAAAAGACAAGAACAAAAGTACAGTAGATACAATCAACAAACAAGTTTAGACAGAGCCGTATACGGATATAACACAGACGCAGGTTATTGGCCAGCTTCAGAATTAGATGATATTGGAGATGGATCTAACAACTCAGCAGTTGTAGCCTGTCTTAATGTTCTTTCTACTTCTTTTGCAGAACCAAGAACAGTTCTTATAAACGATACAGGTGAATTGCACAATGAAAGAATTAAAAAACATCCTGTTTTAGATTTATTAAACAGACCTAATCCATACACATCAGGAGTTTTGTTAGCACATTACATCATAGTTTCTTTATCTGCTCATGGTGATGCTTATTTGTACAAAAACCGAAACAGTGATGGAAATGTGGTAGAGCTTGTACCTCTAATGCCAGATATGGTAGAACCCAAAGGTAACGAAACAGATTTGATAACTCATTATAAATACGATCCTTATGGTGGTTTGGGAAGTAATAGTATAGTCGTTCCAACTACTGACATAGTGCATATCAGACAAGGCATAGATCCAAATAACCATAGGAGAGGTTTTGCTCCATTAAAATCTGTATTAAGAGAAATCTTAGGAGATGAGGCGGCAGGACAGTATGCAGCAGCACTCTTAAATAATATGGCTGTACCAGGTGTCATACTCTCACCTAAAGATGACTCTATGGGCGGTCCATCGAAAGAGGAAGCTGAGGCTATCTCTGCGATGTACAAGCAAAAGTTCGGTGGTAAGAACAGAGGTGCGCCAATGATTTTATCAGGCGCTATGAATGTAGAAGTCATCTCTTTCTCACCAGATCAGATGAACCTGACTGAACTTAGGAAACTGCCTGAAGAGAGAGTTTCGGCTGTTTTAGGTGTCCCAGCAATATTGGCTGGACTCGGTGCTGGTTTAGACGCAGCGACATACAACAACACTCGTGAATTAAGAGAATTTTTTACAGAACAAAAACTTGTTCCATTATGGAAAACTGTAGCTGCTGAACTTACACATCAATTACTAAGAGTAGATTTTCCTTCATCATCTGAATTATCAATCAAGTTTGATCTTGAAGATGTAAGGGCTTTATCTCAAGACAAAGATGATCTATATAAGCGTATGAACACAGCCGTACAAGGTGGTTGGGTAACAATCGGAGAGGCTAGACAAGCAGTCGGACTTGATGTTGAGTCTCATCATGAGGTGTATTTAAGACCTATGAATATGATCGAAACAATACCAGGTCAATCAAATGCTCCAAAACCAGATAAGGAAGATCCTGTTGTAGATATTGCTAAACAGCTCATTGATAAAGTATTAACTACTGGTAGTGGCTTAGTTGAACCTACACGAAGCGAAGTTTTAAAACCTACGCCAACATATTTGAATGAAGAAAAATATGTCGCAGAGATGCCTAATGGTGCATGGTGCATACTTAATCATGAAGACAATCAAGTAATTGAATGTTATGAAAATGAAGATCAAGCTAGAAGTGCTTTAGATCGCATGAAAAAACCAAAAAAAGAATTAAAGAAAGCAAAAGAAGTAAAAGCACCAAAGGTAACTAATTTTCCTAGTTCAGGGGATGACCAGACGATCTCTATCAGCAACTCCAAATTTAAGCAATTTCCAGATTACAACTATGTAAAAAATCTTAAAGAAGAATGGCCTGAGATATGGCGTAGGGCTGGTACAGGTGGTAATCCACCAACCTCGTTTACTGGTAATGATGCTTACAACAGGTGGACAAAATATAGATCTGGTGATAGATCAGAGTCAGTTTTAAACTGGGTTAAAAGACGAGAAAGTTTTATGGCTAGACACTCTGGTAACACAAAATTAAATGGTTACATAGCTGTGATGAAGTGGGGTGGTGTCACCAAAACTGGTGCAAGTGCCATGAAAAAAACAGTTAACGAGTATAAAAAAGTAATTCGTGAAAGAAGAAAGATACAAGAAGAATTACTTTTAGAAATAGAATCCAAAGCATTAAGTGAAGCTACTAGAACAGCTTTAAAAAATAAAGTTGAGGAACATAACTCTAAAAACCCTAAGCACAGAGCAACACTAAGAATGTTGACTGCTTGCTACAACAGAGGTTTAGCAGCTTATCAAAACAATCCAGGATCAGTTCGTGGTAATGTTGCTGGTCCATCCCAGTGGGCAATGGCCAGAGTTAATGGACTATTAAGAGCTTTGAGAACAGGTAAGTTCAAAAGAACTGCTTATGATACAGATCTTTTACCTAGTAGTCATCCTTTGAGTTCTAAAAAAGTTGCTGGAAGTGTTATTGAGGAAATAAATGTTTCTACCGAAGAGGCAGAGGCTTTATCAGAAGTTGAAATGAACTCAGCTAGATCTGAAAAGGCTAAATCTGTAAAAATTGGAGATGCAGTCTCATGGAGTATAAACAAAGATCCAGATCCACCATCAACTGTTCATGGCATTGTCACTTCAGTCAATAATGAAAAAGAAACTGCAACAATGATGGTTTGGGCAATTATGGAAGATGGTACGCACAAGAAAACTGACAGGTCAGTCGTGCAACCAATCTCTGCATTAAGAAAGATAAAAGATTTTAGAAGCTAATTAGCTACTTTCAAAATATCTAGTATTTTCTTTTGGATCATATTCGATCCCAGCTTTTTTAAGTTTATTGATTAATTTAGTCTGCTCATCTGATCCTAAGAAAACTAACCATTCTGTAATAATTTTATTACGATTTGGTTTCTGTGCCTTAGCAAGATTATCCATAAACATATTAAATGGATTGTCTACTTTTGAGCTTCTTTCAACTCCGTTATCAGCCATTTTAGTAATCCGTTCCTATCCTCAGCGCCATACTTAAAGTCTTTAGCACTGAAATTATCTGATACTTCTATTTTACTTGTATCCAAAGATACTTCTAATTCCTTGTCAAAAATATCTAATTGACCTGTGCCGTCATCTTTGCAAAGCAAAGTAAAGGTACCAGATCCATTATGCAAAGTCGATATTAAGACTGTATCTTTTTCCACATATTTAGTATAGCACTCATCGGCAATCTGTTAGTGGCTATCAGAAATACACTAACTTTTATTTTTTTTATATAAAATACTAATGTTTACTGTTTACAGTAAATTTTTGCGCACATGGGTAAGTTAGGAGATTGGAATCTTGTATGTCTGATGAGTATAAAAAAATTGATGTAGAGTTCAGCAAAGCTGAAGGGGAAGAGGGCAAAGTCAAAGCAGTATTTTCTGTTTTTAACGATGTTGATAGTGATGGCGATGTAGTATTGCCAACATCAATCAAGTCTGGTTTTGATCCCAACAATGAAGAAGTACCAATGGTCTGGGCGCACCAGTGGGATAAACCAATTGGCAGGGGTAAAATTGTCAAAGATGGTGAAAAAGCAGTTTTTGATGGTGAGTTTTTTATGGACACTGATAGTGGATCCGAGGCTTACAAACTTGTCAAGAATATGGGAAATTTGCAACAATGGTCTTTTGGTTTTAGAGTAGATGACTCTGAGTATGGAAAATTTAAAAAAGCAGATCAAGACGATGAACAAGAAGTTCGTTATCTCAAAAGTTTATCAGTATATGAGGTTAGTCCAGTTTTGGTTGGAGCTAACCAAGATACATTCACTATGGCAATCAAGACACAAAAAACTGATACTGATGAAAAGAGTGTTCTTACATCAGATGATTTTCAAAGTGCAGAACAAGATCCAAAGGCAGAAGAAGAAAAAGTTGCCTTAGCAAACGATATGTTTGACAATCCAAAAGAAGCTGAAATGAGAGCTTTGGAATTAGGTTGTTCAGGATTTCATACACATGAAAGTGACGGAAAGCAAGTTTTCATGCCTTGTGCCACACATGATTCATATGAATCACAGATCAAGAAAAGCAATACTTCGATAGCTTATCTAAGTGAAATTGCTGTAAATATAAAAGAAGTTTTAAAATCTATCCCTACTGACCAAGAAACAATTGATCGTCTAAAGCAGATCAATATCGCAATTCGTGGTCTAAATAGTAGTGATGATGAAGTTTCAGAGAAAAGCGCCAGCGTGCAAGGCAAAAAGCGATTTTCTGATGAGGTAAAAGATGTGCTTGCTGCATTGAATAACCTAGTCGCAAGAGTTCAAGCTATAGGTGAACTCAGACAAAAGAATGGTAGGAAGTTGGGGGTTTCAGCAACAGAAGCTCTCAGAACAGTTCAAGAAAGTGTCTCTGATGCTTTTGATGAACTAGATAAATTCGTAGAAGAATTTGGAAGTGAGGGCGCATTGGAAGTTGAAACACAAGAAGTGCCAACTGAGACTGAAGTACCAGTCGCAGAAACCGAAACTGAAGTATCAGAACCAGAAGTTGAATTATCTGATCCTGAAGCAGTAACAGAGGAAGTTGTAGAGGCGCAAGCTGAAACAATGACTGAAGATCCTGCTGATGAACCAGAAATCGATACTGGCGATGAGAGACAAGTTGAGGATCCTGTTGATCAGGTAGAAACAGTAGAAGTTGATACTGAGTTAGACAATCTCTGGCTTGAAAGCCAAGAGATCCTAGCAGAAATCACAGTAGTTGATACTGAAATAGAAGAAGAAGTAGAAGTAGATATTTAGGAGATATATATGAGTAACGAAATTTCAAAAATTCGTGAGAACATAGCTAAAGAGTCTGCCGATTTAAAAGGACTTTTTGAGACAATTGAGTCACAAGAAGGACCTTCTACTGCTGAGCAAAAAAATGCAGTTATCTCTAATAACGAGAAACTAGCATCTTTAAGAGATGATCTTAAAGTCGCAGAAGCAAAAAGCAAGTTAGATTTATCTGACAGTGCAGTAGCAAGCATCCCTAACCCATCAGAAGAACCAGCTAAAGTTGGATCCTTTGGTGCAGAGGTGTTAAAATCAGCAGCCTACAAAGGCTATACTGAAAATGGTGCTAAGAATATTCAAAGCACAATTCCTTTTGAAGTTAAGACAAACTTAACTACAACTGGATATCCACCAGAGTCTTTAAGACAACCTGGAATATTGGAAACAGCTCTTCGTGATCCTAATGCAGTTATTAGTTTGTTTGATCAAATTCAAACAGATCAAAACGCTTTCGTTTATTTGGAAGAAACAACTTTCACAAACAACGCAGCTGAAGCCGCAGAGGCAGCAGCAGTTGGTGAAGGTGCATTAGCATTTACCGAGAACACAGCAACAATCTCAAAACTTGGTGTTAACATACCTGTTACAGACGAGTTAATGCAAGATGTTTCTGGCTTAGAGGGATATTTGAACTCTAGACTACAAACAATGATGAGATTAAGGTTAGACGGCCAGTTAATCGCTGGTAATGGTACTTCACCAAACCTTGAAGGTCTATTAGACGCAGGAAAATCCTCAGTTGGATCAACTGCTTATGGATCATACTCAGGTGGTTTGGGAAGAATCGGAGCTATCTATGGAGCGATCACTGACATTCGTGTCAACGCTTTCACAGAGCCAGATGCCATCGTTATCCATCCAAATGATTGGGCGCAAATCGTCCTTCAATTAGATGAAGATTTCGCTGGTGACGCAACAGCAGGTTATGCTGCAAAAGCACCTGTATTCACCCAAGCTGGTGGATATGCAGGTGGCGTTGCTAACCAACTTTGGGGATTAAAAGTTGTTCCGACAACTGCAATCTCTGAAGGAACTATCCTTGTTGGTAAGTTCGGTGGTGGTGAAGCCGCTCATGTCGTAATGAGACAAGGTATCGATGTCGCAGTAAGCGATAGTCATGGTGATAACTTTACAAAGAATATCATGGTGATTAGAGCTACAATGCGTGTTGGTTTCCCTGTTTATAGACAAGCAGCGTTCCACAAAATCACAAGTGCTTAATAGCATTTAGTATTAATTTATGGGGGTTAGCAATAGCCCCCATATTTTATAGAAAGGATATTATGCCGTATCATAATAAACCCAAGAAAAAACCTAAAGGTAAAAGACCTAAAAAAGGCAAATAGTAAGTTAGGATTAAATCATTATGTCAGAGAAATTTATTAAACTCGAAAAAGATCTTTGGGAGTTAGGTGATGGTTCTTTATTTGAAGGATCTAAAGCTGATCTACCTAAGTCAAATGCTTCTAAAATCGGTGGAGCTGGTAAAACATATCCAGAAAGCTGGTTAAAAGAAAAGGGTTGGAAAGTAGCTAAAAAAGCTCCAGCCAAGAAAAAAGCAGCACCAAAGAAAAAAGTAGAAACTAAAGCAGTTAAACCATCTGAAAATAAGTAAGGAGATCCTAAATGGCTCTTTGTTCTTATAACGATGTTGAGGCTATTGTTCAACTAGATTTTAGTTCAACATTACAGACTTCTATAACAAATAATATTATTCCATTTGCAGATCAAGTCATTAAAACCTACTTAGGTTACAGCATTGAAGTCTCGGATCATACAGAAGTCTTATTTGGAGATAATATAAAAGAGATCTCTTTAAAACACATGCCTGTAAATTCTATTACCTCTATTACTGAAGATGGCAATGTTTTGTCTGAGGGAAACGAAAGTGAGTTTGTGTTTCACTCTAATGGTCGTGTCGAAAGAGTAAAAGGTCGCTGGTCAGGGGCTAAACCTAAAAACATAACAGTAGTTTATAATGCTGGATATTCAACAATTCCTGACGATATAAAATTTACAAGTGCAAGAGTTTCTGCAAGAATTGTCATGTCTGCTTTAAACTTGGGTAGTCAAGCTAAAACAGGCGCAGTGGAATCACACTTAAGTGACTCTACAAATGGGGCTACGATGACAAATATAACAGAAGAACGCATTGGAGATCTTGCAGTAAAATTTGCTGATCCGTTGGCATACTTTGATGGCGAGATACTCAAGCAATCAGACAAACTCCTTTTACAACCATATAAAAAACAGGTCTTCGTTTAGTGGATCTGGCAAATTTGGTGTACCTAATAGGATTTTTAAACTTTCATGGTTTAATGTCTATTCATCTGAATAACTACACGAGAGAGAGAGTTGATATGGAAAGCTATATCAATAGAAAATTTGGTGAGATTATTGCAGGTGAGGAATGGAATATAAGAAGGAATCCTTAAGTAATCTTCTTAGATTACAAGAATTGTGGTGGCAAGACGATGCCAACTGCAAAGACGCTGATCCTGATATCTTTTTTCCTGAACGAGGTGCAAGCACAAGAAAAGCAAAAGAATTATGTAATTCCTGTATTGCCCAAGAACATTGTTTAGAATACGCTATAGTCAATGCAGAAAAGTTTGGCATATGGGGTGGACTGAGTGAAAGGGAACGCAGAAAAATTCGTAAGGAACGAGGATTAACTAGAAAGAGGAGAAAAAATGCCGAGTAGAAGATTACCTAGCGTTGAAGAGGCACATAAATTATTTAAAGCTGATCCATATAAGCGTTTAAGCGAATGGGCAAAAGAATGGGATTGTTCTCATGAAAGAGTAAGACAATTAAGAGATCAAGCTGGTTTTCCTAAAATATCCGAAATAGATTATAAGATATCTAGACAAGTTGTTGAAAGAATAAGATCAGGTGAATATACACTCACTAGGCGTGTTACTTATGCTGATCTACCAATAGGTTATGAAAAATTTGTTAGTTGGTATCAAGAAGATCCTGCCATTTATCTTGCTGTTTTAGAGGCACAACAATACGCCTATAATCAAAAAATGAATCCTACTGAAAAACAATGTCAAGGTTGTGGTGAAAATACTACAATAGAAAATTTTAAAAGAAGTTCTAAGTATGTTGATGGTTATTCAAAACATTGTAAAACATTTCCAGTATGCGTAAATACTGAAGAACATGTTTTAGATGCAAAGTTAGATCAAGTTAATGATAGAAGATCTAAGCTAGAGGAACTAAGGAAAAAACTAGAAAATTAAATCTGGCTACTAAAGTAGTGGTATGTCATATGATTATCAAACAAATTTAAAAGAAACTGTTGTATTCCAATCAGTCTCTACCAACACTGTAGATGAAAGAGGATTGTATAACTCTGACTGGGCAGATGATATTACAACAAAATGTAGAATTGAATCTAATGCCTCTATGGAAGAGGATGGTAGAAGAGAGTTTGAGACATTAGATATTGCAATATTTATTCCAGCAGATGTAAATGTTAAAACCTCACACAGAGCTGTAATTAACTCTGAATACTACGATGTCTTAGGAATACAGGTAAGAAAGAATAGACACAACGATCCAGTAATAAAGGTTTGTGCTTTAAGAAAGAGTAAGTAATGGGTGTAAGACAGATAAACCCAAGTAGAATTAACAAGTTTAGAAACTTCTTGTACAACACATCATCAGCTACTTTTGGTGCTGGTAACTTAATATCTTTAAATGTTTATTCAAGAGAATTAAGAGGAATTAGATCATTAGCTCTTAATACAGCTCGTCTAACATCTGACTTAAAATCTTTATCTGTTGGTGGTCAGGGATTTACTTTGCGTGCTGGTCGTAGAGTAACAGGTAGATTAGCTGGTAAAATTGGTCAATCAATTATTCCTCAAAATATGGGATTTCTTTCTCGTATGGCTAACAATTATTATGGTAGAAATGTCGGTAGAGAAGTTCAGCAATATTTCAACAAAAAAACCAAAATACAGGCTTACATAAATGGTTACGAGATTACTAATGCTACAAAGAAAGCAATACAGCAAACACCAAGAATGCAAGGGCAATATTCTGCGGCAAAGCTAAGTTATAATACTAGTGGTGTTAGTTTGTCAGAATATAACCCAGTAAATTTGCTTTTTGATATACAGGCATACATGGTAGGTTTAAATGCTGGAACTGGTAACGCACCGATTGAGTCTGGTAACTTAGTTAAGTCTATCAATCTAAGAGAGTTTAGAACAGATGATCCAGAAGGACTTGTCACTGGAAGTATAACTGTAGGATCAAGCGAGGGTAACAATGGTGATATTGCAGATTTAGCACCTTATTGGTGGAAAACTACTTATGCTGGTGCATTTTATGATCTTCGTAAATTTGGAATTAACAATAACAGCCAGTGGATAAGTGCCTCAAAGCCTTACTGGTGGGGCAATGCAGTTTTGCAAGGTATCAAAAAAAGTTTACCTAAACGATTAGAAATAGCTACAAAACACTTTGATGGCTGGAATTATCAGTTCAGACCTCAATCAGCTTTATCTGTAAAATATCTACAACCTAAAATACCTACTGGTGGTTATAGAGGATCTTTTGAATTATCTGCCAGAAATGTTACAAGTGAAGACTATGCTTTATTACAAGGTATGGGATATGAAGCAGGAGTATAAATTATGACACAAGGTATAGAAGTTGCAAATATGCCACCTGATCCAGAAATAATATTTCGTCAGTGGCTATTAGATCAATCATCAGTTACAGCAATTGTAGGAACTAGAGTAGCAACAAGGTTGCCGTCAGAACCCACACTTCCTTTTGTTGTTATTACAGCCTTAGGTAATGTTCCAACAAATCCAGGATCTCAGGTAGCTTTAAACGATGCAGATATAACAATTGATTGTTTTGCAGGTCGCTGGGGTGCAGATGGTTCTAAAGCTGAGCCAGATTATGCAACATCATCAAACTTAGCGCAAACAATATATCAAGCATTATTTAAAGTAGGCAGTTCATATGTCACAACAACTGGTGGTACTAAAGCAAAAATATATGGATTTGAAGTTACTAATGCACCAGTAAGAATAGAAGAGTCAGAAGTTTTAGTAGCTAATTTTAATGTCGGTGTCACTATGACATACCGATACTCCGAATAACACTAATCTGCATAATAATCCTCTAATATTATCTCAGAGGTAAATTATGGCCAATAAGAAAATTAAAGTTAAAGTTAATCCGATCTATCCTAGCGATGCAATCGGTGATGCCGAAACAGGCATAACATTTACTAAGAATAAATGGGAAGAAGTTAGTCAAACTAATTGGAAAAGACTTAAAGACTCAAAAGGTCGTTTGTGGAAAGATCTAAGCATACCTAGATTTATCACAGAAGATCAACATTGGGAAGTCCAACCAGTTATTGAATCCGAAATTACAATAGACAATATTGTAGATGAGGTTGTTGAAAAGCCTGACAGTTCTGATGAGTGGTATGCCTCAGAGGAAGAATAAAGATATGTTTGCAAACATATTAAGTATAAGTAACAAGAGTAGAAGGGTATTGTATGTCAACAACATCATATAATACATCAGGATCTATATCTGATGTTCTAATCGGTACTGGCGTTCTTTATGTCGCCAATGTAGGAACAGCTTTCCCAGAGGAAGATAGTACTACAGCAACCGAGTGGGCAGATGTCAGCTCAAGCTGGTCAGATGTAGGATATTCCGAAGATGGATGGACCTTAGAATACGATAAGTCTTTTGAGGACATCATGGTTGCAGAAGAGATTGATCCTATTAAATCAGTCAAAACTGCACAAGAGATCAGAATTACTGGTACACTCGCACAAGCTAGTTTGTCTAACTTACAAACAGCTTTTGGTGGAGGTACATTAACTGAAGATGATACAACTAATTATTCATCAGGTTATGATACCTTAGTCCCACCAGCTACAACTGGATATGGCGAAAAGTCATTATTGTTAATAACTGAAGGACCTTCAGGAAACATAAGACATTTCCAAATACCTAGAGCAGTTAATGTAGGTGCATTTTCTATGGCTCACCAAAAAGCACCTCAAAAAGTGCTTATTGCTGTTGAGTTCAAGATATTAGTACCAAGTTCTACAGCTCAATCTGTCGGAACAACTGATGGAAAAGAAAATCTATTTAGAATAGTAGAAAATACTAATGGCTCAACTGAAGGAGTCGTAAACTAAATTAACTCATAACGATTGGAGGAATAATGAGTAAGCGTTTTAAAGATTTTAGTGCTGCGAAAGAAGGACTAAATACCGAACCTATAGAGGTTAAGGTAGGAGAAGAAAGTTTTACTTTCCCACCCTTTCTGACAGCCGAGACTATACTGACACAGTTAACTTGGCTAGAAGAAGATGGTTCTATCGCGGCACCAAATCTTCCGAAGTGGTTTATAGCAATTATGGGTGAAGATAACTTCACAAAGATTGCTGCAAAGGTAGATCTACCTACACTTCAAGAAATATCACAATATCTAATGACTGAATATGGTATGCAACCAGAAGATCTTAATGCAGTCGTTCCTGAAGAGGACGAGGGTGATACCCCAAAATAAGTTACTCGACTGAGGATATAATTAATGATTGGTCATCAGTCGAATCCGACTTTAACAAAATCTATAACATTTTAGAACCTTTGGAATTAGAATGGCGTAAATTTTGGCGATTGTTAGGTACAATACCTATAGACCAGTCTTTATTCTTTGGACCGCAATATAACGCCATTGTTAATGGTGAAGATCCAAAGGAAGCGTTATCCGATGAACCACCAAAAAACTGGTATAAGGAAGAGTTAGATAAACGCAGAAATAGATCAGGTCGTCAAAGACAGGCAACAAGTATAGATGAAATGATCTCGGATCAGAAAAGAATAGGTAAGGAAGATGCCTCCAGTACAAGCTAAAGTCGGATTTTTAAAACTCATCATAGGTGCAACTCCTGTTGCCGAAGGATTACAAGCTGACCTAGCAAAAAGTGGTAAGGCTATGTCCGAAGCCACAAAAAGAATGCAGGCTGTTCAGTATTCTATGATCACAGGTGCTATGGTCGGTATTGCTGCTGTAACATTTGAGTTAGTAAAAGCCATACAGGCTAGCGCAGCATTCGAGTCAGCTTTCGCAGGTATCAGAAAAACAGTAGAAGCAAGCGATAAAGAATTTAAAGATTTAGCACAAAATATCCTGCGTATGTCAACGGCTATACCTGTTTCTGCTCAGGAATTATCTAGAATTGGTGAACTTGGTGGTCAGTTAGGTATTGCAGTTCAAAACTTACCAGAATTTATTGCCACAGTTTCTACTCTTGCAACAACTACTAACTTAACTGTAGATAATGCAGCTCTTGGTTTAGCTAGGCTCGATGCTATTGCACAAACTAATGGTGAAACCTTTTCCAATTTAGCTTCAACAATCGTAGATTTAGGAAACAACTTCGCAGCTACAGAGTCAGAAATTATGACTACAGTTTTGCGTATTGCACAGGCAGCAGCTCAGGTTGGTGCTACTACACAAGATGCACTTGCTTTTGCTACGGCACTTCAGGCAATTGGTGTTCCTGCTCAGGCTGGTGGTACTGCTGTAGCTCGTGTATTTCAAAGTATCCAATCAGCAATAATCCAAGCTGGTGACGAAGCTGATATGTTCTCAAAAGTAGCTGCAAGATCAGGCAAAGTTTCAGCAGAAGGATTTGCACAAATGTTCGGTGATGATCCTGCTATGGCAGCTGCGGCGTTTATAGAAGGTCTTGCCGAAATGAACAAATCTGGTGAAGATACTATGACTGTTCTAGAAAAACTGGGACTATCTCAAAGAAGAACAACTCTAGCAATTCTAGGTTTAGCTGAGGCAGGTGATCTTCTACCTAGAGTTTTAGAGACAGGTAGAACAGCATTTGAGGAAAATACAGCAGCAACGGATGAGGCTATAAAGAGATATACGACTCTAGAGGCACAATTACAAATTACTAAAAACGCTTTCAACGAATTACAAGTTTCTCTAGGAGATCAGTTAATGCCTGTTGCAAAAGGTTTTAATGATGTAATACAAGAAACAATTTTAGGTTTTAGAGAATTTAATTTATTATTACCAACTTTGATTGGACTGACTACTAGCTTTTCACTAGTTATATTAAGAGCTTTAAATATTTTAATGCCAATCACAAAAAGAGTTAAACAGTTTGGATTTGCTCTACGACTAGCTCTTACAGGACCAGTGGGTTGGATCGCTGCAATCGTAGCTGCTTTATCTATTTTTGCTGTCAAAATGATGAATGCAAGAGGTGAAGCTGAACAATTACAAAGAACACTTGAAGCCTTTGCACAAGATGGTGAAGTCACAAAAAATACAATAAAAGCTCTTACTGAAGTTACAAATGAATATGCCAACGCACTTAACCGATTACAAGAGGAAGATAGAAGAGAAGTACGAGGAAGTATCATTGAGGGACTCGCAGGAACACCTGCTGAAAGATCAGCATATTTAAATGATCTAGATACGACTATCGAAAAAAATAAAGATCTTATAGATGTTGCTGATGATCTTCTTACACATGGTATGGGTGCTGATCTTAGAAAAAATGTGCAAAATGGAACAATCAAGACTTTTGAAGAGTTCCAAGAATTTGCTCAGAGATATTCAGGTTATTTATCTACCATAAACCAGCAAACAGATGAACAAATGGAATTAATGTTTCAGGCTTTCCAAACAGATGATTATAGAAAATATTTGAATGATGCTGAAAATGGTTTAAAAGAACAAAATAGATTATTAGAAATAGAGTTAGAGATAGCTAGAGAAATTAATACAGCAACTACTGAATATGAACAAGCAAGAGATCAGAAGATCAGAGATGATGCTATGGAAGCTCTTGGTATCACAAGATTGGCTGAGAAAAGAACAAGACACCGAGAAGAACAAGAAAGAGAAATTGAAAATTATATAAAGAAAAATAAAAAAATGTCTGATACTGAAAAAGCACTTCAGGCAGAAAAAGAAGCAATACTTCAACTAGATACTGTCTATTCAACTGTTACAGATAATATGAAAAAATCTACAGACTCTTTTGTACAGAGTTTTGAAGCATTACCAGATGTAACAATTAAGACAGCAGAGGAGATGGCAAAAAACTTTGCAGAAAGATTAGCTCTCGCAGAAATTTTTGAATCACAAATGCAACAATTAGAATTTGCAGGGCTGGATGATCTAGGTTTATTTGCTTCTACTTTAGGACCAGAGTTTGCACCACAGTTACAAGAATTACTTAATAATCCAGAAATAGCAAGAGCTATTGAAGCTGGTTTAGAGGGACAAAGAATTACTGCTAGTGAAAAATTAAAAGAAAATACCGAGAAAGTTAGAGCTACTTATGGTGAAGAGTTTGAATTATTAGGTAAAGATATTGGTGGTAACTTAATGATCGGTGCAGTTCTTGGTTTAGAGGGTGAAGAACAAATATACTATGACGCTATTGATCGTATAATATCTGAGGGTATAGTGGTCGCAAACGATGCTGCTGGTAACTCATCACCATCTCGTAAAACAGCAAGAATATCTAAATTCATGATGTTAGGTTTTGTAAAAGGTATCAAAGATAACTACCCAGCATTAGAAACAGAATTTAAAGATACAATGATTGATCTTGTAAATATAGCTGAGCAAAGTGTTACTGATGCTATGAGCAGGATCCAAACTGTTTTTGGTAGTCAATTTAGCTTATTTGGATCGCAAAAAAGTTTATTAAGCGAAGAGCAAAAGTATAACGATCTTCTTATAGAAAGAGATAAACTACTTCAAGGTAATAGTGCTAGACAGGTACTAGCTATTAGAGAAGCACAAGACAAAGTAGATTTTCTTAGAATTGCTTACGCTGAGGGAACAATTAGTGCTGAGGAATTAGCTGTTGCTGAAGAGGAGCTAGCTGAGGCACAGAATGCTAGACAAACACAACTTAATAATGTAAATAAACAAATAGAAGATTCACAAATATCTCAAGCTGAAAGTATGATGAGTTTGGCCAATCAGGCTTTCCAAATACTACAGCTTGGACCAGAGGGTATAAATCAATTTAAGAAAATTGCTGAAGTTTTAGGTATCGATAGTGGTTTGATTGAAACTGTTACTGGTAAAACAGAACAGTTGGCTAACACTATAGGAAAAGATTTTGCAGGTGTTATTAATGATTTTGGACAAGATTACTTCAACTTAAATATGAAAATGGAACAAGAAGAAATAACTATTAAAGCTGATGCCTCACAAGCAAACAATGCACTTAGTAATTTTATAAATAATTATGTTGCTGCTCAAAACTTTGCAAGTGAAAACCCAATTGTTTTAGCAGCTGCAAAAGCAGGAATACCTATGGGTGCAGGTGGTATGCGTATGTATGCTGGTGGTGGTCGTATTCCGATGTTTGCTAATGGTGGAACATTAAGAAGTGGTTTAGGTCTAGTAGGTGAGTACGGACCAGAAATGGTGCGAGCAATACCTGGTGGTGGTGTTGATATAACGCCAATAGGTAATCATGGTAGAAGTACAATTTCCATATCTAATCTAAATGTAAATGTTGTTGGTGTACCATCTGATCCGTCACAAGCAAGAAAAGCCGCAATAGAAATAAGAAAAGCATTACACAAGCTAGATCGTGAAGGATTAATAGGAACAGGTATAAGAGGTAGATAATGAAAGATGACTTTGTACTTCCAGATAATATGTTTACAGATAATCCTGTATTCGTAGATACTTCAAAAGATTTTGAAGCAGATGATTGTGGGGACTCATGCAAGATATAATTTATTCACACGCTAACTTTCATCAACAACACAAAGCTACTCACGATAATGAATATGTTGAATGGGAAGAAGAGTAATGATAGACAACAAAGATAAAGAAGTTTTAAAACCATGTAAATCAGATTTTAAATGTGGTAATTATTTTTATGGACCTAAATATAAGTATTGTGAACAATGTAGAGCAAAGGATATGTGCTAATGGCTAATACAGTAACAATAGGAAGATTAAGTTTTACATCACCAGCTACTTTAAGTGATAGTAAGAGTGGTACTAGTCATGAGTTTACTATTACTGGTAAGTTTGTGACAGAAACATTGGCAGAAGTAAAATATCTTAGAGATGAGTTATTAGCAAAAGCTAATGGTTACTATATAGTTCCTTTCACTTGGGAGGGTGATGATACTGTGTCTGGTTATGTAAAAGTAACAAGTGCCTCTGTAAATACACAAAGAGTAAATATTGGTGGTTACGATTATTCAATTTCTATGGAATTTTTAGGGAACATAGGTGAAGTAGAATTAGAAAGTCAATTCTCAGGTGCTTTACTAGAAAATGATCACTCTATAACTTCTACAACTAAACAGTTTTATGCACCACCAACAAATCACTACAGTCATGATCATAGTAACGAGCCAACAAGTTTTGAAAGAGTAGGGGAAGATGGATCTATTTATGCAAAATTCGGATCTTCTGTTAGATCTAACAATGCAAAATTTTTAGTAGATCCGAGTGATTTTTATAAAAATGCTTGTGAAATCTATACAAAAGATAGTTCTGATACAGAAAGGCTACGATGTGGTTTAGAAACACCAAATTTTCCGACATCGGTAAAGTTGCAAAATGGTTTAGTTCAAATGACATTTGATAACACAACTACACAATCTAGGTTTAATTTAAGAGCTTATGATGGTGATGGTTACAAATCATTAAAACAAATAGCCGTATCAAGAGGTTCTAGTGAAGTCGAATGGCAAGGTTGGAGATCAATTCAAATACTTAAAAATGAACCAGAAGTAGCAACTATTAGATTAACAAGTTATTATGACGCTACTACAAAAGATCAAAGACTTACTTTTGATGTCACCCTTCGTAGAGGTGCTAGACACTTTTCAATTGTTGCTACACAGTGGTCAACAGGTAAATTAAATTTAAAAACAACCTCTACATTACCTTTTACTGATAACACGAGTTATGCAGTAATGACTAACGATGACGCTGATGGGAATCAATTGGTTATGGGTTCTCCTCAAAACTTTGATGTCGATACTACAAGTGGTGGGATAAGTACAACATCGAATACAGCTACAATGAAAGCATTTGTTGGATATGTATTCAATGGCTCCTCTGCAACTTCTTACGATACTGCTGACAGTATTAGAGATCAATATTTAGATAATATTTATGAAGTTGTGAGGATCGTTAAGTCATGAGCGTAACAGAAAAATTAATGGCTCAAGGGCAGTTCAGCCTTGCCTTAAATAAACAGGACACACCAAATTCTATAATTAACAGTATTGACGCATGGGGACATATCGTAATTGTTAAGGGAGATCTAAATGTGCAAGAGTTTTCTGACAGCACACTTTTAAGTGCCGCAAGATATGTAGGCATTGTAGAGTCTCTAGAGCTTGGTATGGAAAACGATGTACAAATTATGGGTACAGGTCTAGTCTCGTATCTTGGTGATGGCGATACTAGAGGTATGCCTATAGCTACAAGTGGTGGTCCATCAGGAGTAAGAAGTTATAAGAACAAAACTTTAGAACAAACATTAGATAGCACAGGATCTCCAAAAGGTATTTTAAGAGCAGAAGATGGATCATTTGGTCCCATCAGAAAAGGGACGATAACAGAACCTACTGGTTCAAATACAACTTATACAGGAAAACATTACACAGAGTCAGTTTTAAAAGCACTCAAGTTTATTTGTTCTGATCTGAATGTTGAATTTAAAGTAAGCACTACAGGTTTATTAGATGCAGGACCATCAGCGTCTTTGTTTGCTGGTCATGATACTGATCCAACTGCGATCATAGTTCGTGGTGCAAATGGTCAAGATCCAAACATAACTGGTATAAATACCACTAGCTTAGTTGCTCAATATGACGCTTCAGAGTTTGTAAGTCGTGTTGAATTGATTGCAAGCAAGCATGGTGCTGAGGCAAACATAGGATCTGCAACTGCAAGTTCTATTCCGTATAAAGATTTGTTTGGTGAGAGTCTATTTAGAGCGCAATATGTTTCTGATCCTCAGACAGAGGGAACTAAGAAAAATGAAAGAGCGCAAGAATATCTTTTAGAACTTAACGAGGTAAAAAAACAATTGAATGTTTCTCTAGAGGAATATGATATAGCAGGAGACTTTACTGTAGGTGATAAAATATTTATTTTTGATCCTGATATAGGTTTTGTCGATACTGAGGCAGATAGAGTTAGCGATGGTAGATCTTCTCTATTTGAAACTGTTTATCAAGGTCAAGTATTAAATCCAACTAAGATCCGAGTATTAGGTATCACTTGGCCGATACAAAATGGTTATGGTGTTTTTTATAGAGATAAAGATGGTAATTATTTAGAACTTACAGACTATTGTATTTTTGAAACTTCAGATGTTCAATTAGAGATAGGTGATGTTGCACCGACAATTAAAGAAAGTTTAGGGTTTAGTGGTCATACTGTAGATCTTGTAGGTAGTCCAGATAAATCTATACCTGATACACCATCAGGATTAACTACTGTAGCAGGTACTTACTCAGATGGTAATGGTATATCAAAAGGTTTTGTAAAGCTGAGTTGGACTGAACCTCTTAATACAGATGGAACATCTATAACTGACGGATCCTTTTATCGTGTCAGGTGGCGAGTAGTTCAAGATACAGATGGCAACAATATTATTGACGAAAACGATACACAAGTTACAGAATTTAACTATTCAACAGTACAGTTTGATACAAGAGAATTTATTATTTATGATTTGTCACCAAACACTTATTATTCTGTAGGTGTTCAAGCAGTAGATATCACTGGTTTTGATAGTGACTTTGCCTCAATATCATCAGTACAAACTCCTGCTGATGGTGGAGCACCCAATAAACCTGATGGTTTTGCAACAATAGCCTCTAATCCATTAAGAGTTCAGTTTATACATAACTTAGGTCAAGCAAAAGATAGTAATGGTAATGCAGTCAGTCCAGTTGTAAATTTCACATTAGCTAAGGATCTTAGTCATCTAAACATATATGCCTCAACAACAAGTGGTTTTGATCTCCAATATAATTCAACTACTAACAAAGTTACACAGACAGGTTTTAAAATTGGTCAAATAGTTGCAACTTCAGCTCATATACAAAATGGAATTGCTGCTGTTGGCTATATAGATCTTGACAATGCAGATACTCATTATTTTAGAGTGACAGCAGTTGATAGTTCTGGTAATGAGTCTGAGCCTAGTAACGAGCAAACTGGTAATGCTGATCTTGTGAACTCAGCTAATATTGCAAACTTAGCTGTTACAAATGCTCTTATTGCTAATGCAGCAATTACAGATCTAAAAGTCGCAGATGTTTCAGCAGGTAAAGTTACAGCAGGTACAATAGCAGGTCAAACAATTATCCTTAACACTAGTGGTGATACTGGCAATGACTCTATTATAAAATCATCTAACTACTCAACAGGATCAGCTGGTTGGGCTATAACTTCAGATGGAACAGCAGAGTTTCAAAATGCAACTATTAGAGGATCTTTAAATGCTAGTGATATTACAGCAGGTACTTTGTCATCTGATAGACTCGATACTAATTTTATAGCTGTAGGTGGTGCAGCAAGTGATGTGAACTCAGGATCAACAACTATTGATGGTGGCAACATTACAACAAACAGTATTACTGCAAACGAATTGAATTTTACACCTTTTGAAAATGGTGACGCAATAACAGATGGAACTATTGCAGGTATAACAATAAATAGTACTGAAATACAAAGTACAGGATTTAATAGTTCTAGTGGTTTTCAAATAAGTTCTAATGGTAATGCAATATTTAGAGATGTAACTATTAGAGGTACTCTGGAAGGGACATCACTCACAGATAACTTTACTTTAGATGGTGGAACAATAAGAACAGCTTCATCAGGATCAAGAGTTGAAATAAAAGAAACATCAAGTGTTGGTATGATCAATTTCTATGATAGTTCTGATGAACTAACAATGTCAATGCAAGCATCAACTGATGAATTTCAAATGGTTGGTGGTTTAGATGATAATGTCAAACTAAGCACAGTCTTAGGTAAGGAACTAGAACTTAATGCAGGAACTATAAAAATTAATGCTTATGGTAACGCCTCAGGTGGTCCAATAAATCTAGGTACACCAGGAACTAATAATATTTCACAAGTCGATGTAAAAATAGGTATAGCAACTAACAATGGAAACTACGATTATGGTACATCAGGTCAAGTGTTACAAAGTAACTCTACAGGAGTATCTTGGGAAACTGTTGCAGGACATAATCACACAGGTATAACTTTCCCTAACTCAGGAACAGTATTATCTGATAATAAT